TCTGCCCGTACCACTAACGCCTGTCTGTCCGTGCATAATACTGGGTATACCAGTTTCTTCATCAGCCAACTGTCTAGCTTTATCATACATTTGTATGTTTTCACCAGCGGTATTAGGGAACTTAATACCATTTACTGCAGTTCCTGTAACGCCAGACTGTCTTCTGAATATTTTACCCGGAAATATATCGTAGTTCTGTCCGGGAACTAATGATGTCTCATCAACATCAAATATTAAATTACCTGCAAGTGTTAAGTTATCAATAGCCATTCGTACATGACCATTCATTAACATCTGTGCATCTTCCATATTTTCAGGTACTCCAATACCCCATATTTGATAAGGGCTTATTTCATATGGAAATACTTGAAATGGTATTCTATGAGGTGTAAAAGGATTTGCTACGGCTCTTAGTATTTGATTTCCACAAACCCACACATTAACTTGTACTTGATCTAACTCATCTATGCCTTCTGTTTCTGCACCTATTTCATTCATAAATGATGAGTCTACAGTGCCCCAATATTCTAACACTTCGAATCTTTCTTGTGCACTTCTAGATAAATATTCATCATCTCTTATTATACTTTCAAAGTATTTGTCTACGTAGTTACCACCACCTGTTAATACTTCTCTTACTGCATCTGCATTGAACATAGGCATATTCATAAGATTTTTAAGCTGTGATCTATTCATCTTATGTCTTTGTATTACAAAATCACAGTCTTCCATGTTTGTAGCTATAGGATCAGGGTATAAATCCCAACAAGATACAGCTTCTATTTTAGGTATATCTCTAGCGTAAGGCGTGTATGTTTTACCCTCTCCCTCTACATTTTCCCATTTATGCACAGTTTTTACATGTGTAAAAGGGCCTTTTACGATACCTGTACCCATTAGTACAGACTCAAATATAGAATTACGCAAGGTAGTTACAGCGTTGGTGTTGGTAAGTTGGTCGTGTATTACCTTCTCCATACGCAATGCAGCCTCCTGTGCAGGAGATATTTGAGGTTCTCCTACTCTGGCTTTACCTTCCGCTAAAGGAGCACCTTCATATTTAGGTGCTATACCTCCTAGATAGTCTAAATTACCACCTGTGGCTTCTAAACCTCCGGGTGGTAACTCTCTACCATCTCCTTTAAACCCATAAGGGTCTGCAGGTGCAATTTGATCTAACGGTGTCTGTAGATGAGCAAACTCTGCTATTCCTTCAGGTATGGGGGTAGACTCTACTGTCAACGGAAACTTTTTGTTTGCAAATAAAATATCTACAATCTGTCCGTAAGCAGCAAGCACTTTTGTTTTGGTTATTTTTACAAATACTTTAGATTTTTCAGTGTTTGTATACTGAGTGCTAGAATCATAGATTCCTCTAAAGTTTTTATAGGCTTTTAACCATCTTTCTTCGTGTACAAGTCTACCATCCTCTGCTTCTCTTTGTCTTGCTTTTATAAAACCTACAAGACCGGGAGCATCCTCCGGCATTTCTACAGATACGTCTGTCGGTTCACTCATTTATTAACCTTCTGAGCTTTGATAGCCCTGCTTCTGTGTCTGTCCCATTATATAACCTGCTTGTCCCATATGTGTGTTTCCAGCGGGTTTTGGTGCAGCCACATTGTAGGAATTTAGGTCTGTAGAGCCTAGTAGCATCTGGTCTAAACCTTCTCTGTATAGAGAACCTTCGCTAGCCTCATTCATTACACCCTGTTTAGACATTTGTCCCATGATGTAACCTTTATCGTAAGTTCCTTTTGGCATGTTTACCTCCTTTTTTGGTTGTTAAAATTAATCTATTGCTCCTATTGGATCTGCAAGAAGTTTGTCCATTTCTTGTTTTTGTTGTAATTCTTTGTATTCTGCATTTATTTTTTCTTGTTCTTGCATATATGCATCTTGTCTTTTTTTAGTTGTTAATAATCTTTCATAATGTTCAGGGTATCTTAATTTTAATAAACTTTCTTCTTCATGACTTAAAGTTTCTCCCGCACCACGTTCAGAGGGTATTATTCCTAATCTATCTTGTGAAAGTTCTTTATCAGCAACAAGACCTTGAGGGCCCTCATCATAATTAAAAACATTGTAGCCATAAATATTAGCACTTACTCCAAGCAGATCCTGAGCTCTTAATTCATTAAGAATACTGTCCATAGCAATACTACCAGCTTCTACACCTAAAAGTATTGTTGAAAGTTTACCAAACCTACCTTTTTTAGCTAAATCTTTTAACGATTTTGTTTTTAAAGTTTCTTTTAATTTATCGTTTACATTTTCTGGGTTCTTTTTAACAATTTGTTTACCTTTTTCTTTTTCTAAAAAAGCAGCCTTTTCTTCTAGTTCACTTGTTTCTATTTTTGTTGCAGCTATATTTCTTTTTGTTTCTTGTTTTTGTTGCTCAATATTTAACTCTTCTAACTCATCTATGTTAGTCATAAGTTGTTTTTCTTTTTCACTTAATTGAGATACATTTTCTAATCTACCAGATGTTTTTTCTAAGATTTTAACAAAAGCAGGATTTTTCTTTTTTAAATGACCCAAAAATTTTTCATCTATTAAATCTGTATATTTAACTCTTAAAGTATTTGTAGTATTTGATAACTTTTTAAAACCAAAAAAATTAAGCAATCGGCCAGAGGTTCTATAACCAGAATAACCAGATATATTTGCTATTTTTCTTTTTTGCATTTCTTTCGCTTTCATGACAGGGGGGAAAGGGTCTGCATATTTTTGACCTGTTGTTTGATTTATAGCATTTTCAGAATAACGAAAAGTAGCTAAATCTCTGTCTATTCCAACATCACCAAAAGCGTTGTGAATCTGTTCACTTGAATGTCTTAATTCTTTCATAGTAACTTCTTTTACAGTAAAGTCTCTTTCTGCAGGTAATTTATATTCTACTGTGCCTATTTCTTTTAATTGTTTATTTATAGAATTAGTAATATTAGCTTTAAAAGAAACATCACCTTTTTTATTTTCTGTTATTAAACCTGCAAATATATGACCATTGCCGTCTACATTTCTTCCTGTGCTTTCTATTTGTTCTCTTACAATATCTAAAAGAGGCTCTGATAATACACCGTAAGTACCACCAGTTTTTGTTCTTGTATCAACAATTCCTGTAGAAAAATCTATATCCTGTATTCTAATTTTAGCTAAATCACCCGGCCTTAAACCCCCTACAAACAATAAAGTAGCTATGTTTTTTTCTACACTTTTCATACCAGCAATTTTTTTAGACACTGTTTCATAAAAATTTGTTGGAAATCTATATCTTCTTTGTCCCGGATTTGTTCCTGTACCTGCTTTTGCCTTATAATCTTTATCTTCGCTTTCAAAATAGTTTTTAATTATTGATGTTTTTTTTAAGGCTTTATTCATAACCTGATCTAAAACAGCAACTGTCTTACTTAACTGAGGTTTAATTTTAGATTTTTTAGCTAGTCTATTACTTTCATATTTTTGATATTGACTGCTAGGATTTATTAACAACTCTGTTGCTACATTTTTGTATTTACTTAATTCAGCAGGAGTAAGATCAAGAAGTGTAATGTCTTTTTTACCTAGTTCATCAAAATCAAATTTTTCCATATCTAATAATTTAGCATGAAAATCAAAACGATATGCTTTAGCTGGAGTATCAGCATTTTGAGCCTGCATTTCAAACAGCTCTCTAAAAGTCATATTTTTTAATTCTACAGTTGGTTTTGCAGTTATTTTTCTAACCATAATTAATATCCAAATACTTGATCTTGTGGTTCATATTGTTGTGTGTGCTTAGTCATCCTATGTGGAGAATGCACGTTCATTAGAGTTCTACTCATCATCATATACCTCAACGCATCGTAAGCATGGTCTTCAGCTTTCGTATCCACATCCTCAGGGTTAGTCTTAGATATGGGTAGTGTAGGTAAAGTCCTGATTGTATTGTTGCACGTAGAAAAAAAGCGAACCCTAGGAGTACCGTGGTCGTCACAGGCTAATCTCCTGTGTACTTCTATCTTTCCTGCAATTCTGTTCCTGTCCGCTGGTGTCCATCGTGCTCCTCTCCTTACCATAGTCTCTGCAATAGAAGGCCCTAAGCCTGTTCTGTTCCAACAGGAAGAATCCAGCGTTGTTTGCTGCATCGGTGGGTCTTCTCTTTCCATTTGTACTATCAAATCTCCTAACCTCTCTCCTGTATATCCTTTTACGTATAATTCTCTGTATATCCATATGTTATTGTCCCAATCTATGGCTCCCCATAAGATACAAGACGGTGAAGAATAGCCATAATCGCCTGATCTTATCCTTGTCCAGCCCGATGGCACTTCAAAAGGCTCTACAACATGTGTCTCACGACTAAATTCAGTGAAAGCAGAGCCATCTGCTACGTCCCAGTCACCTTCTAACAACCTTTTTCTCTCTATTTCCGGTAAAGACATCAACATCGCCTCATACTGACCATCTTCAAACAGATATGGGTTGTCTGTCAACCTTGCAGGCACGAATTTACGTAAAAATAACGGTTCATCGGCCTTTGGGTGGTTCACTGGGTACTTCAAAACCTTACCAGTGTCAAAATCCCTAGCCCAAAATGGACTATCTGGTGGATTAGGGTCTAAATACATCTTTTTTACCCACCAACCCCCTACTCCTCCGGGGTTTGCTGTACATCTCATGTACATTCCTAGTTCTGGATCAGTAGTTCTAAGTCTAGAACGTAGGTAATTCCACACGTATGGTGTGGGGTAGTTCGTAATCTCGTCTATTCCTATCCAATTGAACGCTTGTCCTTGGTATCTAGTCACATCTCGGTCATCATCTACGTATGAAAACCATACTCTAGCACCTGATGGGAACTGCCAGATGGACTTTGCCTCTTTAAATACAGCTCCGGGGAACGCTTTTGGATAGAGTTGCTTGCTTTTGTCTATCAATTCGGTCAATTCAGCTAGTGTTCTTCTCAACAGCAACCCTCTATGGTTGGGATTTGATGCATCTCGCAGTACATCTGCTAGTAATGCATAGGATTTTCCCCCTCCTGCTGCTCCTCCGTATAAGACATCTCTTTCAGGTGACTCAAGGAATGTAGTTTGAGGGCCTTCGTTGGCTCTGAATACTACATCGTGGTGCTGTAAATGCTCACGTACAGCTTGAGGCACCTTCTTTAAGTCCTCGTCAGTGATTACACTTACGGACTTCTGTCTTCCCTTTAGAGCATTGTCCACTTTGACAGCAGCCTGTTGTGCCTCTTTAGATTTTCTTCTGGCATTCTTAGCTTGCTTCGTCAATCTTTCAGCTCTTCGTTTCTTTTCGGAAAGCTGTCTTTGAGTGGCCAATCTGGCCTTCATCTTCATCGACCAGTTATAACTCGTTTTTGGTTCTCCCTCTTTTTTGGGAGGTCTACCTCTTTTTGGTTTCTGTTCTTCTGTCATCTATCTAAGTGTACACCTATTTTCATTCGCTTTGTAAGACCGGGGTTTGATATTCTTCTACCGGATGCTGTACTTAACCACCTTGCAGCTTTTGCAGGCCCACAGCTGTTTGCGAATGTAAACGCCTTTTCTAATAATTCTAATTCCTTATCTACAGGAATATATTCTTTTCCG